GTCCTGGACCCAAGCACAACAGCAGCGACCGTGCCGTAGGCGGCGATCAGGTCGACGCTGGGGTCAGCCTCTTCCAGCTCGGCGATCAACTGGTATTCGTACACCGACAACGAGAGCGTGGCGTCGTCAAGCTCATCATCACTTACGCCGAGGGCGGCACGTATGTCGTCGTTTGAGGTGTAGTCAACCAGTGGCACGGCCTACTCCTTCAGTCTTCTTTGACCAGCTTGCCGTGGGTGTACTGCAGGTTGATCCAGCTGTCCACTTCGACCTTGTGGCTCTTGTCCAGGTCAAACTCCACCTGTGTAAACGGATGAATGGTCCGGCCGAATGCGGCCTTCAGGCGCACGATTGAGCCAAGCTCCAGAGGCTGGATGACGTCCTCCGTGGTGCCAGGCTTAACAGCGTCCTTGATGGCCGCCAGGGTTACGTCACCGCTCTTGATCGTGTTTTCTTTGGTGTCAGCCATTTGGCTCTCTCTTGATGAATAAGGCCCCCGGAGGGGCCTTAGGGTTGAAGGCTTTTAGTTCAGAGTCAGCACATCGAAGGCGTCGTCGAAAAGACGGTTGACGTGCTCGCCGAAGTCGAAGCGCATCATGGTCGAGCGGCGCATCACGTAGGCTTCGATTGCCTCGTACTCGGCGTTCAGGTTACGAACCCGACGGATAGCCCAGTTCTTGTCGAAGCCCATGATCGTGCCGGCAGGCCAGCTGGGGTCGACGGTAATGAACAGGTTGACCACATCGGGCCACAGCGGGTTTGCCACCTGAAACTGCGTGTTGATGCGCGGCGAGTTGGCGTTGTCCGTCTGATTGGTTGGACGGCCCGTGCGGTTCTCGATGGCCAGGGCGCCGTCAATGTCGGTCACGATGTGCGTGATGGTGCGCTTCTGGCTGTTCAGGACCATGTACTTGATCCAGGCCTTCTGGGTCAGCACAGCGTTGGAGGCTGAGTCCAGCGCTGAACCAGCAGTGACCTTGCCCTTGGAAGCCAGGCTGCCATCAGCGTTGTCGACGTCGCCGTTCAACAGGGCCAGCATGTAGCCTTGAGCGCGCTCGTTGCCTTGCACAGCGGCTTGGCGGGCGACCGACATGGCCACGAAGTCCAGAGACGATGCCTTCAAGGCCTGGTCAGAGACTTCCAAACCCAGCGAGAAGTTGGGGATGCGGAAGGCCTTGTCCGAGGTCGTGATGGTGACCATCGAAGCAGGCGCTGCCAACTGCGCGATGCCTTGGCTGCGAGCAACGGTTGGCTTGTCGTAGTTGATCTGTGGCTGCTCGTAACGGTCGCCGGAGATCGACTCATCGCTGGCGATCAACGACTCGAAGGCGTTTTTCGTCATGCTCAGGCTCGACTGCAGGCGGTCTTCAACCGCTTGCAGGAACACGGCGGGGAACAGGATGCGGGAGGCTGGGACAGCCTCCTTGGTGTTCACCGCAGCATCGATCGACACGCCTGTGCCGTGCACCATCTCGTACATCGTGCTCGGGCGAATGCCGATTTCACGATTGCCTTGGATGGAGATGCCCTCGGAGGCGCAGACTTGGTCGAAGACCGTGCCGTTTTTGGAGGCGTCAGTCTTGAACTCGCGGTTCAGGTACTGAGGGAGGGCCAAGCCTGCATCCGCAGCGGCGCGGTACATGACCACGTCGAGGGGGAGCTGCTGACGGCCGCCGTTTTGGTCAATGAACATCGACATTGTGATACTCCTGATTAGATGCGGCGGATCACGCCAACGGTGCCAACTGCACCAGTGCCGGCAGAGCCGAGGGACTCAACGCGCCAGGCAAACGGGCTACCGCTCACCGTGGATTGAGTTGTTGCCTTGCAGACCTTGGCGTGTGCGGGGAAGACCAGCGCGGTGCCCTTGGCACTCACGGAGCCGACGCAGACGTAGTCGCCAACTGCCAGCACGCCAGTGCCGGGGGTTGCCTGCAGGCCGTCGAAGGTGACTTCCTTGAAGATGCAGTCAACAGCGACACCACCAACGGTGTAGTTGTCCAGCGTGGCCGTTTCGACCGAGGTAATGAAGCCCTCGATCAAATCACCGGCGGCCGCAAGGTTGTATTGGGAATCGCCAACCAGCTTGACCAGCTTGCCAACTTCAGCGTCGGTCAGGTGGTTGGAGGTGCCGCTACCAGCGCCAAGGCGGGCGGTGATGACCTTGAAGTCACCAACGATCGGTGTGAATTGGAACTTAGCCATGTTGTCGGCTCCTTACTTCTGGGGTTGCATGCGGACAGACGCGACTCGCGCAGCCCAATCGGGGGGAAGCTCTTTTTGCTTGTCGGCCTCGCTGGCGGCTGCGCTGACAGCCGCCACACCTCCGGCCTTGAACTGCTTCTCAAAGAGAGCAGAGGCGGAGGCGTGCTCGGTCAGCACGCTTTCAGCAGACATCGCCGACATGTCGACAGCGGTGAGGTTCAGCGCGACCTTCATGTTGGAGACTGAGGCTGCTGCGATCTTGACCAACGCTTGATGCGTGGCCTTCATCGCGGTCAGCTCCTTGTTGGCCTCAGTCGAAGCCACCCGGGCATCAACCAAACTGGCATTGGCCTCAGCCAACTGGCCCTGCAGATAAGTGACCACCGAAGCGTCTACAGAGGCAGGTGCAGGAGCAGGAGCAGCCGCCGCTTGAATATGCGTTAACGGCGTTTCTGTCACTTTGGCGGGTTCGGTTTCGACAACCGTTTTGGCGGCCTCCACCTCAACCAGAGCGGCAGCAGGAGTAGCGGCCAGAGCCGCTACTGTTGCGCCTGTGGCGCCAGCTGCGATAGCAGCCAAACCTTGCTCGGTCAGAGCAGTTTTCATATTCAGACCTCGTTGGTAACTGCCATTATTGTTGAGAGTTTGAGAGCCGCTGTCAAGCAGTTTGGACGATATTCTGCTCATTAAGGAGTCAAAGGTCTCAACCCCGTCTGCCAGGCCTGCTGATACCGCCTTATCCCCGAAGAATTCTCGACCCTGACCCATATTTTGGTCGGCCAGGTTAACGGTAGTTCCTCGGGCTTCGGCGACATGCCCGATAAACACCCCGTATGCCGAGTTCAACTGGTCTTGTAACTGCGCCTTGGCAATATCCGTGAGGGGCTCTGCACTGTTAGCCAGGGCTTTGTATTCGCCTGCGCGAATAACAGTTACGCCAATGCCCATGGCCTTAAAGGCAGCTGAGTATTCCTTGTGGGTGGCAATCACGCCGATGGAGCCCATGATGGACGTTGCGGAGGTGTAGACCGAGCTGGCGGAGCAGCCGAGCCAGTATGCCGCTGATGCCATAGTCCCGTCAGTGAAGGCAGTGACGCTCTTAACCGCGTCGATCCTGGAGATCAGCCTGCCAGTGTCTGATACCCCAGATACCGAACCGCCGCCAGAATCAATATGCAGCACCAAAGCCTTGGCTTCAGTGTCATTGGCCCCATAGATCAATGCCCTCCGAATATCAGCGTAGCTGGTGACGCCGTAGTATCGGAGGTATGCATCGTCCTCGTTAACTAGTGGGCCCTTGATGTCGATGACACCAATGTTCCCCTGTAACGAGTAATTGTAGGGCGCCTTCTGTTCGCCGGAGGATGAGGCACTCGACTTAGTATCGAACATACCAGCCATCAGCCGGCTGTATGCCATCTTGGCAATATCCAACGAGTGGTCAGTGCCAGCCCACAGACGCTCAGGGAAAACGGATTCAAGTTCTTTGGTCATTTGGTCACCCAGTGTTCAAGGTTCATGGTCCTGGCCATCCTGTGCAGCATCGCAATGTCAAGTCTCCATGGCTCGTCGAGGTCCAGCGCCGCAGCCACAGCCTCGGAGCACATGAACTTCTTCTGGCTACCCTTGATGGGTCGGATCACCAGGCCAATCAGGGCCATCCAGTCATAGGCAGCTCCCATGTTCATGGCACCCCAGACGGTCACAGAAGGCTCCTGGTTCGCACGTCCGATTTCGACTACGTCCCAGTTGGCCTGGTCCAGCTCGATCCACTTCATGCGCACCCCACCGTCACGTGGCGAGGATGAAAGGCACAAGGATCGACCGTCTTCATTCCGCGAGATCACCAGCTCAACATGCGAATAGGTGCAGCGCGACCACAGGCGGATGAGCCTGTCTTTCCAATCGCCCTTGCCCTTGTAAAACGCCATCTTCATTGGGCGCCTCCTTGAATGAGATCAAGCTCCGCCTTCTTCGCCGGACCCTTGGGCTGCTCCGGCGTGGTGGACTTGAGGCTCTGGTTGAGGGCGGAGCCGCCGTTGCTGGCTCCGTTGTAGCCGTCGCCCACGGGCACGTTGTTGGCTGTGGCCCGAAAGCCTGTGCCAGACAGTGGCTTGAAGGTGGCCGGTGGCAGATGGCCGGTCAGCTCGATCGAAGCCTCTTCGTCGGACTTGAAGCCAAGGCTCAGCAGATCGAGGATTCGGCTTTGCTTCATCGCACGGAAGGCCTCCAGCTCGCCCTCGGGCTTCAACTCGATGGCGTCGTACTTGAACTCGACGTAGACGTCATGCCCCAGCAGGCGCACAGCCAGGGTGAAGACCTTGCTGAACATCTCGTTCAGCTTGGCCCAGATGGTGCCCTCGACGTGCTTGAGGAACAGCAGCACCTCGGCCGAGGCCACGCTGGCTGTGCCGTTGGAGTGCCCCAGGATCGTGGGCAGCACCTTCGCGCCGCTGGCCAGCTTGGCATCCCCCAGAGACTGGAGCACTTCGTACTCCTTGCCAAGGTTGGTGTTGCCGTGATCCATGACCTCGATGCCCATCGAGTCGAAGACCACGATGGCGTCCTCAGGCGACAGCCCCGAAAGCATGTCCTGGACGTTGGCCACTACCTGGTTGCGGTACTCAACGATCTTGTCCTGCTCGTAGGCAATGTCCTGAGGAATGGACTTGCGGAACTTCTCCTCATCGATCGTCAGGATGACCCGAGGATGCACGGCCTTCTTCACCACGCGCCGGATGTCGTTCATGAACTCTGCCGAGAACAGCACGGCCTGAATGGCCGACTCCAGCGGCGAAGCCGCATAGGCCTCGGTGACGTCCTGGTCCAGGGTCACGCGAAAGAAGGTCGGGATGTCCAGGTCAATCGTCGCACCGGCCAGGTACTGCTTGGGCACCATGCGCTTGCCGTCTTTGCTGGGGTACAGCTTGATCTGCGACTCGCTGATGGCCTGGATTTTGGATGGCAGCCGGGACTTGTCAAGGACAAGCTCCGCGCACATCGCTCCGGTCTTGAGGATCTCCAGCGCCCAGGTCTCGCTGAGTGCCCGGATGGATTGGGAGTCGTCAAATCCGATGCTGTAGTCATTCAGGACGTTGAGCCGCGTGATGATCTGTGCCAACGCGCCGGTCGCCTCAGCATTCACCGTGCCGTCCGGGTTTTTGGCCACGGCTGTGTAGCCGCTCGTCACGCCAGTGCGCACACACGCGGTGACCGCAGCGCTCAGATCCGGGCTGGCCCGCACGAAGTCCGAGATCACCTTGAAGGTGGTCTGCCCGGTGCGCAGCGTGGTGATGTCCGTGTTGGCCAGCCTGCGGTCCTTGTTCAGGTAAGCAGAGGCTGGGTTCGGCTTTGCCGATGTCACGTAGGAAGGCAGCGTTTGCTGTGCCGTCTTCACCTTTGGAGGGGGCTGGCTTGGCAGCACTGTGGCCGCCTCGATGGACGGCCTACCCCACGATACGAGCGATTTCAGCTTATCAAACATAGGCTTTTTGCGCGGCGCGGCGCTCGCCTGGCATCAGCAGGGCAAACGCCAGGGTGATCAAAGTCTTCTTGAATTTCGACATGGCCTTGCCCTCAGGTGTGCTCCTACTTACTACCTATTATGCTATTTTGTCAAGTTGTGCGCCAGCTGATTTTTCTCAGGTGAACCTCACTGGGACCAAGATCGTGACTACACCCCCGTTGGGCACGGCCCCGCCGATGGTCACCGTCGAATTGAACCCTCCTGTCGTGGCGATCCGGGAAGCGACCGAGCCGTGCGCACGCTCTGGGTCGGAGTAGCCGCCAAGGTCGATCCCTGCCGATGCGAAGCCGTTGCCCCACTCCCACTCCGAGCTGAATCCAAACTGCGCTCCCGAGAAGGCGATGAGGCGGTGGTCTCCTGTGATGTTGGCCGTGGCCGAGTCATAGGCAGAGGTGGTATCTGCGTTGGTGACGATGGTCCCCACCGTGATGTTGCCCGGCACCTCAACCACGAAGGGCGTGATGTAGCCGAACTCACCTGCATACATGTTGACCATGTAGCCTGCCTTGCCGTTTGCATTAAGGCAGTAAAAGAGGGTGACCCGCCGTGCGTGCGTCCCTCCCGGGATCTCAACTGAGGCCCCCTGAACCCAGTTGGCCCCCGGATTGCTGGCGTTGTCGAAGATCATCGCCTTGGTCATTGGGACCGTGGCATCAGAGTCGACCACGAACATGAAGATGTTCGTCACGGTCTGGGTGTCGTAGCCCGCCCCGCCCACTGACGAAAGATTCCGATAGGGCGCAACTGCAGACATCACAACGCCAAGTGTTGGTGCGTTGATGGCCACTGCCGAAACAACCGCCAGGTCCGTGTAGACCTCCGTCGATCCGATCGCGTTGGTAGCGGTCACCCGTGCGCGGTGGTCGCCGGGGTCGGTGGGCTGGTAGGTGTTCGCCGTGGCATCAGAAATGTCGGTCCAGGTGCCAGAGATGTTTCGCTGGATCTGATAAGCGTAGCTGCCAGCCGCGTTGTGCAGCCAGGTGCCCGTGCTGACAGTGAGCGTCTCGCCAAGGCCCACAGACCCGGGCGTCAGCGTTGGAACGGCCGTGTTGACAGGAGCAAACGGTGGCGGCGCAGCCGGGTCGTATTCGAACGCGCCCAGGTCGACAACACCACTGACTGTTGGCCGGCTGGCCGACCCGTTGGACCTGCCCCGAGGCTGCAGCTCGACAGGGTGCTCGATCACATCGTCCTCGTTGATGCCAGCCGGGGTGCCGGTGCCCATGTTCAAAGCTGGCGAACTCTCGCTGAGCGTCAGGTCGTAGGCGCCCGTGGCGATGCTCAGAAACTGAGGGTTGGCCGCAATGACCGTGCCCAGATAGCTGATGATGATGTTGGCCGGCGATGCGTCGTACTGTCCGTTGACCAGCGCCCCTCCAGAGCGATAGATCAGGTTGGTACCATGGAAGTTGATAGTCCCGGCATGCTGCGTCCAGGCCAACTCGACGTTGCCCAGCAGACAGAAGATGTTGTTCCACGCCTCAATGACGATGCTCGGCGCCGAGATCTGGAAGATGAAGTTGCGCGCCGCGTTGCCATTCACGTTCGACAGGAACGTGTTGTTCCTGAAGAAAAGCTTCTTGCGGTGGAAGGGCCCTGGAATGAACGGCGCACCTGGCCCCTCTTGCTGGCCGGCATTGTCGGCGCCATAGTGCACTGGCCGGTATGAAGCTCCATTCGGCAGACTGCTGTCGTTGATGATCACGTTGCCATAGACGTGGTCAATGCCGAAACCTGGAAGGTTTGCCAGGTGCGTTGGATCAGACGGGTCATACCCGTCCTGGTCCTCAGGCTCCACCATGTCAAGTGCTCGGGCGTTCGCCTCGATCCAGCAGTATCTGACCACATCCCCGCAGGTCCGCATCTTGGTGCACGATCCCCCCGCCCCGCTGCGTAGCTGGCCCAGGAAGCAGAACTCCAGCGTGAAGTAAGCCCCTTGGATGTACAGCCCGTGCTCAGTGTTGGAACCCACGGCGCCGTTGTTGAAGAAGCGGCATGAGCGGAAGGTGATGCGTTCGCATCGGCTCATCGGCCCAGGGCCGTTCAGGTGGGAGAAAACGCCCTGAATATTCTCGTAAACCAGGCAGTTCTCGAAGGTGATGTAGTTGCAGGTGCGCAGGTACACGCCACCCGTGAAGGAGTAGAACTGCGTGACCCCGCCAAGTGTCGTGAAGCTGTTGCCCGTGCCCGCCCCCGTCAGGCCAAGGCCTCGGAAGATGATGTGCGAGGGCTTGTAGTTGGGGTCCGACTCGTTGTAGGCCCGCTTGATGATGACCGAGCCGCCCAGCCCTTCGGTGCCCGTGGAGAACGCCGTGGAGAAGACCTTCTTGGCGCCCTGCGCCTGGGTGATCGGCGTTGTGTGGTTCTTGCAGTCGATCACCGGCCGGTTGCCGTTCACGTCGGTCACCCCGTTGATGATGATGGGGTAGGCGAACGAGCCGCTGGTCGCCAATGCGATCTTGGTGACGTAGGGCGTCGGGCGGTAATAGATGTTGACCACGTCGCCCGGCACCAGGTCGCCCCAGGGCACCGTGTCGGGTGTGGTGTGGGTCTGGCCAGGCCCGACGTTGTAGGTCGCGTGCGTGCCCGTCAGGGCAAGCTGTACCGGGTTGGAGAGCATCGCCGAGGGCTTGGGCTGCACCACGATGGTCAGCACGCCCTGGGCCGTGGCCCCGGACACCGTCACGGTGTAGCTGATCGATGGGACAAGGCCTGAGAAGTCCAGTACCGGCACAAAGGTGTAGGCCCCGTTGGCATTGATCTGCAGCGTGCCGATGGCCTCCAGATCAGCCGTCTCCCCCGCCGCAAAGACCCCCGCAAACCCCGCCACACTGAACTGCGTGACCGTCATGGTCTCGCCTTCAACGTCGCTGTCGTTGCTCAACACGTTGCCCGTGGCCGTCTTGTTCGGGCTGATGAACTTGTCGTCGGCCACAGCCGAGGGCCCTTGGTCGGTGCCCACCACGGTAACCAGCAGGGTGCTCGACGCCAGGGCGCCCGCCGCCGTGGTCACGGTGTAGCCCAACGTGTTGGAGGCGCTCTGCCCTGGCTTAAGCGCCCTGCCCCCTACCCCAATGTAGAAGCGAAACCCGCCCTGCGCATTGAAGGTGATCTGCCCGAGCGTTGTGGTGATGAAGTCACCCGGCACGTAGCTGTTGCCGTTGTAGGTGATCCTCGTCAGGGTCAGGGCACCGCCTTGGAAGTCGATGTCGTTGACCGAGATGTCGCCGTCGATGTACTCGGCCGTGTCAGGCGTGCTGTGGGAATCAGGTGCCACCTCGGGGGCCATCGCAACCTTCGCCCCTGCGATCGGAACGATGCGCCCGTCCGGGTACTTAATGAACATCACATCCGACTCGAAGCTGTAGGCCAGCTCGCCCACCACCAGGTCAGTCTTCAGGGGCTTGGCGTTGATCGTCGAGGTTCGAACCTTGGTGCGCATTTCTCAATCCTTGTGCTGCCGGTGTGTTTCACGTGAAACATACCAATTTCCCGTTTATGTCACTTTACGCGCCGTGCTGATTTTGCACATCGTCATGTTGGGGATCACGATGGATTGACGCCCCACTCCCTTGATCTTGCCGGCGATGAAGCAGTACAAGAAGGCGTGGTGAAAGTGGTCGTTGCCGTCGGTCTTGACCCAGCCGTATGTCAGGTCTCCAGAGTCGCCGTCGTAGGTCTTGACCCGCTTCATGGACACGTGGTGGGTGATGATTTCCTCTTCCATTGGCGTGGAGGCAATCATCAGGCGGTCGCCGCGCAGGAACTCCATGTAGGCGTCCAGCGCCCTGCTGCGATTGACGTTGACCTGGCGCACGAAGTCCTTGCCCTTCTCGTCCTCGGCCTCCTGGTCGACCACGCGGTGGGTCAAGAGTGACTTGGACTTGATGTAGACCGAGGCGTACATGTTCGGGTCAAGCTCCTGCAGGGCCATCACGGTCTCGGCGTGGGGTGCGGAGTCCATGACGGTGCACACCGGGCGCCAGCGGCGCAGGATCTCGGCGTAGCGCTTGCGCGCATTGCCCATCACCACCTGCTCGGCCAGCACGATGACCATGTCCCCGCTCGGCCAAATGGCCGCCACCACGAAGTGGTAGGTGTTGCCCACGTCCACGCCCACGACATAGACCACGCCAGAGCCCACCTCAAGGTTCTGGAAGCGCCCCGCGAAGTCCTCGCGTGTCAGGGTGGCCTCTTTGTCCTCGGCGGGCAGGCCCAGGGCGAAGTTGACGAAGTCCTGCGACCTGTCGTACTTGGTGCTCGCCTCCACCAGGTAGCTGGCGGTGACAATGTTGGGTGCATCGAAGGGCGTGACCTGGATTCCTGCTGCCCGGTGATTCTCGCTCGCGTTTTCGCACACCCACTCTCGGTATTCAGGCTGCAAAGAGGGCACGTTGGCGCATTTTGGGCACCTCACGACCGCCTCGCGCCACATCACCCTGGTCAAAAGCGCCTTGGTGATTTCGTGCAGCTCCCCGTTGAACCTGGGGATCTTCACGTGGCTGTAGTAATCTGGCACAAACCAGTGGTTGCAGTGGTTGCAACGGCACATGTTGAAGTGCCTGCGCGACTCTTTAAACGCCTTATTGATGCCGTAATCGGGCAATGTAGGCGTGGAAAGCTTGTGAATCCGCCTCCACTTGCTGTGAGTCAAGCGAGATATGTACTGGCCAAGCACTTCTTGGTCCGAAAAGTCCACTTCGTCGTGGATTAAGTGGTCACATGGGATCGAAATAGGGGCATTTGAGCTTGCTGCACCCTTCAAATAGAGAAAAGAGTCCCCAAACCGCTTGTATTCGGTGTTATCGGTGGTCAAGTTGCTTTTCAGCACTGGTGAGCCGTCGATCACAGGGTCGATCCGCGTGCCCATGAAAGTGCCTGCGAACTTGGCCGTGGGCAGCGTGTAGGCGATGGTGTACGGCGTAATCACGTTCACCAGGGCCAGTGCCATGCGCGCCGAGGCCTCTGAAAGGCCAACTTGGGAGCACTTTTGGACCACCACCTCCTGTGAAGTGTCCCCTAAGTACCTCTCTTGGTACTCGTGATCCTTGAATGAGTAGTCCTGAAAGCCGGACTTGGTGTTTTCCTTGATCCATGGCCCCACGGTGGCAGCCCCGTGCTTTTTGAGCACCGTCGTTCGAAGCCTGTATAAGTGGTCCTCGACGATCGGGTCCAACAGGATCATTTGAGATCCCTCAGCACCTTCTCATACTCATCCAGGAACTCAGAAGCTGTCTCTTCGGGCAGCTTGGACAGGCAACGGATCAGGGTGTTCTCGATCGCCTTGTGCCTCTCTGTGGGGCGCAGGCGCTCTTGCAGCTCTGTCAGCTTGTTCAGCGATGCTGTCACGCTGTTGGCGACCTGGGCGCGCTGGTTGACGGGCACATCGTCGTCGTTGATCGTCTCGGTCTGCAGCTCACGGATTGTGAGGTACTGCAGCATCACCTCTTCCTCCAGATTCATCTCGCTCAGCTTAAGGGGTGGCAGCTTTGCAGTGACCTGGTCCCTCAGCTCGATGAGCGATGCAATGCTCATCGAGTCCAGGAGGATGCCATGTGAGAACTTTACGCGCTCAGGCTCTTCCTTGGCTTCGGAGAGGTTGACTCGGGGCTTTTCTTTGTCAAAAGACATCTGCGTAACTTTCCTTCTTTGCGGCGGGCGTAGGCAAGTTCGATTGCTGCCTCCTCGCGCCGACGAATGCCTGAGGCCACCTGCTCAATGACCTTGACGTGCTGAGCGTCCCGGTGCTCGGCCTCTTCGATCTGATCGGCGACCGCATTACGCTGCTTCTCATTCATGGAGGTCAGGTCCGTGTACTCTAACTGAACATGCCTTCTTAGTAAATCTGTCACTTCGCGGCGTAGTTGGCGGGAACTGATCCCAGCTTTGTCCGCCATGTCATCCAGGAACTCAACCATCTCGCCTTTGACATAGGGTTTGCGGATCACTTCCAGGGCGTATTTGATCTGTAGGCCCTGCTTGATTTCAATCAGCACGTCGTCAATACCTTCCATGGCCATTGGGCGCTCGACGCCCCAATTCTTCATCAGCGCTGACAGGTTGCGGACAGAGCAGCCGAGAACTTTGCAGGCTTCGGCGTTCTTCATCCTGCCCGCGTCGATCTCATCCAGCACGGCAAGTCTTTTTGGCATCTCCTCTTTGGCCCGTGCCAGGATGATGCGAAACCCACCAGGTGTGAAGCCCAGTGAAGTAGCTGTCTGTTCCAAGGTTGCCCGGCCTGCCATGTACATGCTGTAAATTTCGAGACGTGTGGGTTTTGCTGATGATTTCATTTGAGATCCTTTGGTTGAAGTTCGCTCTATCAGAGCTTGTAAACGTGAGCTTCCATGGCAAGTCTGATTACTTGGATGTTTGGCAGGCCTGATGCTTTTGCAAGCTCTTCGACGAACCCGATGGTTTTCTGGTCAAGGTTTGTCGACGTCTTCTCCGTGTTTTCCTCAGCTTCCCGTCCAATTCGGTGTGCCAGGGCATAAGACAACATGAGAGGCTGCCTGTAAGCCTTATTGATTGCGTGCTCAATCTCCCTGGACTTCGTACCTGCCGCCTTTGATTCATAGGCCTGCTTCAGGGATGGTGATATGAGCAATGAAAGGTGATTCTTCATTTCTTTCCTCTGTGACATAAATGTAGCATTGGTATGTTTGTAAGGCAACTACCTACTTGAGGGGTTCTGTCACTTGTAGGGTCATTGCCAGCGCTCGTTCGCCAGCCCACGTGATGTGGTGTCTTGTCCTGGGCATCCGGTATGAACTGGTCGGCGGGTCCACAGCCTCTCTGAGCAGCCCCAGGCCGCACAAGCGGTCCAGGATGTTGTAGATGGAGCTGCAGGTCAGCTTGCCCTTGCTGAGCTTGATGAAGTCGGAGCCGTAGAGGCCTTGGTCGCTCGCTTTGAGA